AATCACCATGATGAATTTCTTATCATGGCAAGAACAAGAAACAAGAGCCTCGAGCTCATCAAGAGTCATGAGGGGCTAGATATCGTTGCAGAGTTAATTGATACATCATCTAACAGAGATGTATATACATCAATTAAGAATGGGTTGTTAGACAAAATGAGCTTCGCTTTTACGACTCGCAAGGGAACAGATATATGGGAGTATGTTGAAGAGGGCGACAAGCTCAAAATAACCAGAACTATCACGGATATCGACAAGCTCTATGATGTGAGCGTTGTAGATGTGCCATTTTATGATAGCACCTCAATTTATGCGAGGAGCTTTGAATTGCTGGATAGCGAGAAGAAGAGCCGCATGGATGATGCGAATGATTTTGAATTGAGGAAAAAGAAGTTAGAACTAGAAGCAATGTATAAGATGATTTAAGGAGAAACGAAATGAAGACACTAAAAGAACTACTAGAGATGAGAGCTGCGAAGATTGCAGAAATTGCAGAGGCTAAAAGCGAAGAGGCGCTGAACGAAATCAAGCTAGAGCTAAAGAAGCTTGATGCGCAGATTGAAGAGGTTAGAAAGCTAGAAGTGAAGACACCAGAGGAGAAGGCTGCAGAAGAGAGATCTAGTGCACAGCCAGAAATCGTGAAGACAAATCACGATGCAGAGAAGGTGGAGCAGAAGGGCATTGACCTTGACAATCTAGCTGCTGAAATCAGAAGTGGAAAGCCAACTGTAATTTCCGCGGATGCACAGAGAGAAATTCAGAAGAGAGCAATTGCATCTACTACCACACAGAAGCCGACAGCATACAAGAGCACACTAGAGGAAGCGCCAAATCAGGTCGCACAGGCAATTGACCTCGTTGCACACGTTCCAATGAAGGGCGCGGCTAGATATGAAGTAGCATTCGAAGTTGATGTTACTGATGCTGACTACACAGCAGAAGCTGGAGCATATACAACAGCAGAAGGCACATTCAACACCAATGATACTGTTGCAACAAAGCTAACAGCGAAAGCTGTTGTTAATGAAGAGGTTAAGGAACTCAACGCAATTGATTATCTCGATGCAATCATTAACAATGTGAAGAAGTCACTGCGCAAGAAGGCATCAAAAGAGATTGTTGCTGGCGATGGAACAACTGGGCATCTTCGCGGAATCGCAAACGCACCAGCAAAAGTTATGCCAGCAGATTATAAGTTAGATGTTAGGGCGTTCGACAAGAACACACTCCGCAACATCATCATGGCATATGGTGGCGATGAGGATGTGACATCTCCGCTCACACTCTTCCTCAACAAGAACACACTTAATGAGTTTCTTGCTGTTGAGCTAAAGAGCGGAGACCCAGCATATAATGTGAAATTTGAAGGAACAGGCGGCACAATCTCCGAGGCGAAGGGCGGACTAGAAGTACCATTCTCAATCAACAGCGGATTTAAAGCATTCTCCGCAGAGGTAGCGGGCAAGACATTCGCTGTATACGGAGATCCACAGAAGTATGAGCTTCCAGAGTTCTCCGACATGATAGTTGTTGAGAACGATGCAATCTACCAAGATAAAGGGCAGATTGCGTTCTTCGGACATCAGCATCTAGGCGGAGTCGTTGCGGGCTACAAAGCATTCTTGCCAATTAAGAAGCTCGCATAGTTCGAGAGGTGGAGCAGATGAATGCAAAATTAACAAGCAAAATCAAAATGCGTGTGGGCATCGTCTATTCCACACCAGAACAAGATGAGATGATTAACAGCATGATTGAGGCGGCTCAAGCCGCCTTGATTAATGCTGGATGGCGCAGAAATGATTTTGAAGAGGATGCGCAAAAGGGCATCAAGAATGAACAGGCGATTGAGGCAATTGCCAAAATCGTAAAAAGAAATCTGAATACAGAATCGGACCATTCTGCGATAGATCCTATGTTGATATTTGACATCGGGCAGAATCGAGGTGTATGAGATGCGAATTGATACACCACTAGAATTCTACATCGTGGATCAAGATGAATATGTTGCTGGCGACTACAATCAAACAAGATGGAAGAAGGTCGCAGAAGACAACGGAGCAACAACATATTATGCAAGCTGGAGTGGCACATATGGTGCTGTTCAAGCTGCTGCTATGACAGCGGGAATTACAGAGAGTGTGAATGTGCGCATGCCGTTCGCACCAAACCTATATGAGGCTCTGGCACACAGGCGCGTTATTGTTGCAAAGAATGGCGCTGATATCCTCAAAGATGGAGAGCCAGATAGGTTGAATCCGAACTGCTATGAGCTGTATTCGGGAGTTAATGAAAAACAGAATCGCATGATGAATTTCGTGCTAAAACGTTATGAAGGGAAATAGCTATGTTCGCAGTTAATGGCGATTTAATTTTGAAGAAAGCGCTAGACGATGCAATTTATCCAAAAGTGAAAACTTATGCGGGTAAATTGCCAGATCTAGAATCTGCACCAAGAGAATTTTGCGTGTATTCTGTGAGCTCAATGCCATCGCAGATATATCAAGATGATGGGCTAGTTGCCGGGCAAGACAAAATAATATTGAGATATTATCACACGCGAAGCATGAACATCAAAGAGGTTAGAGCTCGTGAGAGAGAAATATTGAATACATTGCTCAATGCAGAATTCACTTGTCCGGGAGGTGCGTTCGAATTAGGCGACATTGACGGAATAGGCTATGACACAACAGGCTATGAACTGTTGTATTTTTCGTGGGGGTTGTAAATGAAATGCACAATGGCCAACTTCGATATCCTTGTTGATGAAATTTTGGAAGAAGCGGGCATGCAAGTTGCGAAGCTAACAGATAAAGCTGTTGACGAAGCTGCAGACCTAGTTAAGGAAAAATTAGAAAATGCGTCACCAAGCGGCGCTGGTAGTGGCGGGCATCTTGCATCAAAGTGGAAAATCAAGAAGGGCGCGCATAAACGAATTATAACCAACACAAAGAAAGTTAAAGGAAAGGGCGGTACATCTGTGCCACTCGTTAACATTCTTGAATATTCAACGAAACATGGGCATCCGTTTGTTGATTCAACAATAGCTGGATGTGCTAATGATGTTAGAAGAATATTTGAAGAAAGTATTGATTTAAAGTAAAGGAGAAAAGAAAATGCCAGAACCAACAAAGCCAGAGGCTAAATATCATCTTGGACTTAAAAATGTGTACTACTATCCAGCAACATGGGATGATAAGCTAAATAAGCTGACACTCGGAACGGGCAAGCCTTGGAAGGGAGCTGTTAGTTTAAGCGCAGATGTATCGGGTGATTCGAACTCTGTATATGCAGATGATGGAACGTGGGCTATTACCGAGGCGGTTCCAAAAGAAGAACTCGAACTTGAAATGTTCCAGATTCCAGAGGATTTCCAGACAGCGCATCTAGGAGCAAAGCGCGACACAGACGGGAACATCGTCAATGGCGATTCCGACAAGGGCGGTTATTTCGCGCTTGCGTTTGAATTTGACCAAGATACACAGGCGAGAAGATTCCTATATTTTTACTGCAAAGCTGCGATGCCAAGCACCAGCTCTGAAACGAAGAAGGAATCGAATGAACCAAAACCGATAAAGATTAAAATTAAGGCAGCAGGACTTCCGGGAATTGGAAGAAGAAAAGTATCATCTGTGCAGACAAAGCCAGAAGTATATGAAGCTTGGTACACCGCACCGAAAGTGCCAACATTTGCTTAAACAATTTAATAAAAAACTTTATTACCTCGCCAGCAAAAGCATGGCGAGGTTTTTCGCGATTTAGCACAGGAGAATAAAAATGGCTAAAAAAACAATAATAAAGAATGGAAAAGAATATCACTTCGCAGCAACAGGGGCAACACCGAGGAAGTTTAGAAATCACTTCAAGCGCGACATGCTAACGGAACTAGCGAATATTTATAAAGACACAGATGAAGAAACGATGAAAGCGCTCCAGAATGGCGATGTAGATGTTGCCAATGTAGACATTGAGCAAGTTGATATGGGACTTATGGAAGACATGGCATACATTATGTGCATTGATGAAAAGCCAGCAACAGTTGATGAGTGGCTAGAGCAGTTTGAGTTAATGGATGGTATCGAGATTGTAACAGAGGCATTTGAACTGTGGGAAGATAGCGAGAAAACACTTGTTGAAGCTGAAGAGGCTGGAGGCAGCGAAGGCAGCGAAAAAAAATAAAGAGCAGTCGCAAATTTACGACTGCTCTTTTTTATTTAAGGTGCACAGAAATAGGACTGAGCCAACAAGACATTGAGGAAATGGATATAGGGCTCATCTATGACATTATGACGGAAAAAATAAATGATAACTATTACGAAGAAAACAAAGAGGAAGCACCTCCGCAAGAGTTCTTCGATAGATTCGCAGAAGGGTAAATGACATGGCGAAAAAAGCATTAGAAATTGAAATATCTGGGAAAAGTGTCAAATTTATCCAAGCAGTAAAAAAGGCACAGGCAGCAACACGAAGCATGCATAGCGAGATGAGCTCTGTCGATAAGCTAATGAAGAATGACCCACTCAATGCTACACTCATGAAGCAAAAAGGGCAGATTCTGAATGAACAGCTAATCGGCACAAAAAAACATCTTGCGGATTTACGAGCAAATCAAGAAAAGGTGAAAGCTGCATTTGAACGAGGCGACATCGGAGCAGATGAATATCGTAAATTCCAGAGGGAAATTATTGCCACAGAACAGAAAATTGCGGAGCTTGAAAAAGCACAAGCTCGATATGTGGCTTCGCAAACAAGGATAGGTCAACTCGGAGCAAAATACACTCTGTTAGGGCAGAAGATTGAGGCTGTTGGGCAGAAGATGAAAGCAGTATCGGTTGTAGCTGGAGTAGTTGCTGCAGCACTTGGCGGAGTTGCGTATAAGGCTGCAAGACAAGCTGATGATTTAAATACTTTGTCGAAGCAGTACGGAATTAGTACAAAAGATTTACAAATGTACAAATCAGCTGCAGAGCTCGTTGATGTTCCAGTTGAAACATTGGCAAAAACTCACAGCAAACTGAAGAAGAATATGCTAGCAGCATCACAGTCCGCAAGTGGCTCTGCAGCAAAAGCATTTAATGCCCTCGGAATAAGTGTCACAGATAGCTCCGGGCATCTTCGAAATGGTAACGCAGTGTATGACGAAGCTATCATGAAGCTTGGGAAAATGAAGAACGCAACAGAGCGAGATGCATATGCAATGGCTATCTTCGGCAAATCTGCTGCTGATCTCAATCCGTTAATTCTTGATGGTGGAGAAACCTATAGGAAAGTTTCTGAAATATTCAGAAAAAACAAGCTAGAACCAATCAGCCAGAGTGCACTTGATAGAGCAAATGCATTTAATGATCAGATAGACATCATTAAGATGGTAGCCGCTAGAGCTATTCAAATTATTGGAACTAAAATGGCGGGATTTTTACTGCCAGCAATTACAGCTGTTCAAGAAAAATTTTCTAGCCTTGCTGGTAAAATCGCGGGGTTATCTGGTGGAGCGCTATCAGCAATCTTGGGCATCGCTGGTGGATTGGCGATATTTGCACCAGCAACAATCTTTGTTGGAAAATTCGCGCAAGCCTTCGGAAGCTCGCTTACAACTATATCGAGGATGTTGCCATTATTATCGAGAGTGTGGGGCTTACTTGCAGCAAATCCTATAATTCTTGTTGTCGCGGGAATAGTAGCACTTGTTGCGATATTCGGGAAACTTGGTGCATCTGCAGAGAATGTGGGTGCGAAAGTTGCAGCTTTCGCCTCGGGGCTTGCTGACAAAATATCATCAGTAGCAACGATGATAAGTGCACATGGTCCAGAAATAGCACAAGCTGGAATTCAAGTTCTAACCGCAGTTATTAATGGAATTGTACAAGCAGCACCAGCATTGCTCTCTGCGATAGGGCAGATGGCGCTCGCGAT